GGTAGACTCGAAGCAGCTAAACATCTTGGATGGAAGACCGTTCCAGTCAACTATCAAGACTATAGCGATGAAACGCAGGAATACGCCGATGTGCAATCCGATAATGCGATTGCATCGTGGAGTGAGCTTGATCTGAGTGCGATCAACTCGGATATCGGTGATCTCGGGCCTGATTTCGATATTGACCTGCTTGGGATTAACGGTTTCGTGATCGAGCCAGCGGATAAGCTAGAACCAGGGTGCGACGATGATGAGGTGCCCGATGCGCTGCCAGAGCCGAAGGTCGTGCGTGGCGAGGTCTACACACTCGGGAAGCACAGGCTTATGTGCGGCGACTCAACAATGATTGATGATGTTGAAAAGCTAATGAATGGCGAGAAGGCTGATATGGTTTTCACTGATCCTCCATATGGTGTTGCTTATCAGTCAAATATGCGCACAAAGTCCAAAAAATTTGATGTTATTAAAAACGATGAAGCATTTATCTCGGAGTGGGTAAATGTGGTGCCTCTGGTTTCAACTGGGTGGGTTTTCGTTTGGACGACTTGGAAGGTGGTTAGGGAGTGGATCGATATTTGTCAGACCATAGGAGATCTTTCTAATTTAATTATTTGGGATAAAGGCGGTGGTGGTATTGGCGACCTCAAAAAGACGTTTTTAACTGATTATGAAGCTGCACTTGTTTATAATCGTGGCTCTGAAATAACGGGCAAGCGACTAGGCTCAGTGTGGTCAATTGGTAAAGATAAAGCGATTGATTATGTTCATCCAACGCAAAAACCTGTTGCTCTTGCAGAGATGGCAATTGCAAACTGCACAAATCAAAGTAATAATGTTTTAGACCTTTTTCTAGGCTCTGGTTCAACTCTCATAGCTTGTGAGAAAATTAATCGAAAATGCTACGGCATGGAACTAGATGAAAAATACTGTGATGTTATAATCAATCGCTGGCAGAAATACACAGGCAAGAAAGCCATGCGTGATGACGGTGTGTGGTGGGACGACATAAAGGCGGCACCGAATGGCTCGGCCTAAACTCAAGATTGACCCTAAGCTAGTTCAGGACCTTGCTGCATTAGGCTGCAAGACTAGTGAAATTGCGCTGGTAGTCGGTTGCTCGCCTGACACTCTAGACGGGCGTTTTTCGGCAGAACTGACAAAAGGTCGTGAGAACCTTAGAATTTCACTCCGGCGCTGGCAGCTCGAGAGTGCAAAAAAAGGCAACGTAGCCATGTTAATCTGGCTTGGAAAACAAATGCTTGGCCAAAGTGAAAAGGTTGAGCAGACCAGTTCTGTCACTGTGAAGAACCTAACACCCGCACAAGTAACCGATATTTTGAAGGGAGATCCTTTCCTTGGAGCTACAGTCACCGCAGCAGCAACAACAGGACTTACTAGCCCTACAATCCAGACTGAAGGAAATGGAAGCCATCGCACAGAGACTTGAGGCAGAGAGAGATGCTCACATGGAAGTGATTAGGCAACTATTCCAGTCTCTTATTCCGCATGACTGATATTCACCCTGAGATTGAGCGCATCGCCTCTGGCATTGACGCACTCCATAAGATTTGGACGCCTCATCCTGGACAGGTTGAGATCGGTAGACCCCTTATCCGCGGTGACTCTAAAGAGGTCTTCGCTCAATGTGGGCGCAATTTTGGAAAGACCGAACTAGTTTCCTACCTACTTTGGCGCTTTGCCTGGACGTACGCTGGTAGCGAGAATTACTACTTCGCACCGTACATGAAGCAGGCCCGTGAAATTCTGTGGGCCTCGAGACGTGTCCAGACCTTCGGGCCTGAGGCTTGGGTGAAGGAGATCAATAACACCGAGATGCGCGTGACCTTCCAGAATGGGAGCTTTATCAAGCTGGACGGCTCTGACAACGTAGACGCCTACCGCGGTGTGAAGCCTAAGGGCCTAAGCGTATTCGATGAGTTCAAAGACTTCCGAGAAGAATTCTACGACGCATATGATCCTAACCGCGCAGCGTTTAACAGCCCGCTCATGATTATCGGCACGCCGCCTGAGCTTGAGGGTCAATACACCAAGCTAGCGAAGGACTATGCCACGGATACCACCAAGCGGTTCTTTCAGATGCCTACGCACTCTAACCCGCATATCAACCCAGGGTGGCTCGAGCGTAAGCGCAATGAACTGTACGCCTTGGGAGAAGGGGATAAGTGGGAGAGAGAATACCTTGCCCGCTTCGTGCCAGGTGGCGCTAACGCCATCTTCCCGATGCTTTCAAGACAAATCATGAAACGTCATGATGAGCTGCTAGCTGAACTATGGCGCGACAGAAAGAAGCTCGAATGGATCTTGTGGGCCGACCCAGCGGGAGCTTCATGCTTTGCCGTGATCTTCTGTGCTGTGAACCCATACTCTAAAAAGGTCTATTGCCTGGATGAGATCTATGAGCTTCATCAAACCGAGATGACCGTGGGCAGGATATGGCCGCGCATCAAAGCAATCCGCGATGAACTTTGGGATGACGGGGAGTGGCGGCAAGGCTACGATGAAGCGTCTACATGGTTCGCTAACGAGGTGCTTGACTCCTTCAATGAAGGTCTCGAGCCTACGCAGAAGATGCGAAGCGATAAGCTCACAGGGCTGTCTCTACTTAAGGATGCAATCCTGCAAGGCAAGCTAGTCATGAGCGAGCGATGCCAAAAGCTCTATTGGGAGATGGAGAGATATCGAAAGGACGCAAGCGGTAAGATCCCCAAGAAAGATGACCATCTCATTGATTGCCTACGCTACGTCTTTGACTCTTTGCCATATAGCGTCAAAAGAGAAGAGGAGATTATTCCTGATCCGCTACTTGAGAAAAGAGAGCACAGATTACAGGACGACTTTCCACACTTGTATTCTGAGGACTATAATCTAGAGTGGCAATCATGACTGTTCACTTATTACTCGCTACCGCCATCCTGTTTTGTCTGCTTTCACTCGTTGCCTTTGCAATGGCTCTGATCGCTTGGATTGAAGTGAAGGCCATGCAGAAGTCTACACATTCCATCCAGTATGTTCCTGCGGGCAATGACTTTGAGAAAGTGACGAAAGATTTGGAAGTTAAACTAAATAAAGATCTCTTTGAGGCTGTATGAGCAATCCAGGCTATTTCTTCGATAATCTTGATGGGCAAATGAACCAAGCCTACTCGCATCCCAAGTATCAGATCTATTCGCTAGATTTAGACGATGCGAGAAATGATAAGGATATCCTGATCTGGCTGCAATCTGAGCTTGGGTATCTCGAGCAGGAGAATGAGACCCGTATTCGAGTGATGCGGCGTAACATGGCACTCTACAAGGGCGTGCAGTATCAGGAGCTAGAGAGCCGTGTGGATGCGCGTGATCGAGGCAATGACCGCGCTCAGGTTACTCGCAAGATCGTCTGTAACCATCTCTATGACCTGGCAAAGAATAGGGCTAGCAGGCTGATTAAGTTCAAGCCAGCCGTGGCTATTCTCCCCACGAACGATGAGCTTGGGGATAAGGTAGCAGCCAAGGTCACTAAGCAGCTCCTCGACCATATTTGGTACACTCAGGACTTTGAGGGAAAGATCCAGACGCAGCTTGTGACAAACGCTCTCGTGATGGGTGAGAGCTATCTGTTCGTACTATGGGATGAAGATAAGGGAGACCTTAACCCAGCTTACGCAGAAGCAGCAGCAAAGCATGGCGCTAAGAAGATCCCGCTCCTAGATGAGAACGGTAAGCCCACTAAAGATGCTCAGGGTAATGAGATCACAGTCGATAGCCCTGTGCGGGTTGGAGATGTGGACTACAAGGTGGTTCTGGCCTCTGAGGTATTGCTGCAAAGAAAGCAGAAGTTTGTAGACGTAGATTACTGCTTCATGCGGGAAGTCGTACACGTTCAAGAGCTTCGGGCTAAGTATCCTGAGATGGCTCATAAGATTAAGGACGTTGAGGGCACTCAGGTCTATGACTATGAGAAGATGGAGCTTAGACCCGCTCGCAATGAGCAAGTGGTCTACACGTTCTACCATCGCAGAAGTAAGCTCATGGATAAGGGCCGAAAGATCGTATTCATTAACGACTGCATTCTCGAGAATGCTCAGATGCCCTACTCCCATGAGGGCCTGCCGTTTATCCGGTTTACCGATATCGACTATCCAGGCGAACTGTACGGGGTGAGCTTCTTTGAGAACATCAAGCCATTGACTGGCACCTACAATAACCTGACCAATATGCTTGTCAGGAATATCGTGCTGGCAAGCCATCCTAAGTGGATGGTGCCCGCTGGATCAGTGGCACTTGATCGCCTGGGCAATGATATGACCATCGTCCAGTATAAGGGGCCCACTCCTCCAGTGCTGGCTACTGCGTCCACTGTTCCAGGAGACGTGTTCAGCTTTCGTGAGAAGCTCAAGGAAGAATTCCAGCAGATTAGCGGCGTGTTCGGTGTCAGTCGTGGTGAGCCGCCTCCTGGGATTAAGGCCGGTGTGGCACTTCAGTTCCTATCCGAGCAGGAGTCTGAGCGTTATAACGAGCTGGTGCTCAAGTATAACGACCTGATCGTGAACATCGCACAGATGACGCTTGCAGTGGCGGGCGACTATTACGATGAGTCCGATGAGCGTATGATCCGAGTGCTCGGAAAGAATAACGAGTGGATGACCAAGTTCTTTGACGTGGCCTATCTCGAGAAGGACTACGATATCCGAGTGCAGAATAGCTCGGCACTCCCGCGCTCGGTGGCCGCTAGAACTCAGACGCTACTTGACCTTAATGAGCGGTTCCCTGGTCAGTTCACTGGAGAGCAAGTCATTGACCTGCTTGATCTAGCTCAGACTGAGAAGTTTATTGACGCTGCTACCGTTGCAGTAAGAGCTGCACAGGCAGAGAATGAAGAACTGCTCAAGGTAGGACGTGAATCATTGCCTGAGGATCAGTTAGCCCCCCGCGAGTATGAGAATCATATTCTACACTGGAGAGAGCATACTCGAGCAGTGCAGGAGTATAGCTTTAAATATCAGACTCCGCCTGAGGCTCAGGATCGGTTGATTAACCATATCCGCGCTACTGAGATGCTCATGGTGGATCAGGCTGCTAGAAACCCAGCATTTGAGGCAGAGCTTGGGAAGCTGCCCATGTTCCCGATGTTCTTCACCGCACAACCGCCTGCACCTATGCCGATGCCCATGGAAGCAGCTCCTATCGGTCAGGATGCTATGGGCGCAGCGATTATGCAGCCTCCAGGCTTGCCAGTTAACCCAGCTTTGGGCGGAGAGCCTCAGGCTCTTGCTCAAGAACCAATGCCACCAGTTGAAGCACAGCTTGCACCTGGGGGCGCTATCGAACCCACAGGAGGGGTCTAATGTCAGAAAGTAACGCAGTCCAGACGGCGCCAGTCGAAACTGGATCTATCCAAGAGCCTATTGAAGTCGTGGGCGGTAATAGCCCTGTCTCGTTTGATGAGATGGAGGCAGTCTCGAACTGGAGAGATCGAGTTCAAAAGGCAAATGAGCCTGAGTTAAAGACCGCACAGCGCCGCAAGCAAGAGGGCGATGACCTAGAGGATCTCGGCACTAAGAGTGAAGCCAAGGCTGAGAAGAAGGCTGAGAAAGCAGATAAGTCTGAAAAGGCCGACAAAGAAGACACTAAGGACGCTAAGTCTAAGAAGAACACTCAAGCTGAACCTGAGAAGGCTTTAAAGTTTAAGGTCGGCGATAAGGAAGTAGAGCTGGCCGCTGGTGCGATGGTGCCCGTAAAGGTGAACGGCAAGGTTACTGAGGTTCCTATTCAGGAGGTCATTAACCGATACTCTCAGCAGAAGCACCTGGACGACATTTATAGAAACTATAAGACCGAGAAGGCTCAGTTTGATACTGAGCGTCAAAAGATTAGCGATGTGATCTCTAAGTCATATGAGATGCTATCGCAAAAGAAGGATCTCAGGGGCTTCGTTGAATACATGAGCGAAGCACTTGGGGTGGATGGTCAGAAGCTCTACACAGAGGCAGTCGATAAAATTAGACAAGCATTTGATGAAGAGTCTACACTGACACCAGAGGAACGCAGACTAAAACAGCTTGAAGAGGAAAACACTTTCTACAGGAATAAGGCAGAGTCTCAGAGGACGGCAGAAGCCGAAGCCAAAAAGACCAAGGCCCTAGAAAGCCAGGTTGAAAGCGTTATTACAAAATCAGGCATGGATAAGTCTACGTTCGTGCAGGCTTACGATGAACTCGTGCAGTCTGGAGTTGATGCAGCAAGGCTTACGCCCGAGATGGTTGGAACGTACTATACAAATAAACGTACGGTCGAACGGATCGAGTCAAGGCTTTCAGACATCAACCCTGAGATCGCCACTGAGGAAAACATTGAAAAGCTGGCTACTCTTGCGATTCAAACCGGCGCTTCAGAGCAGGAGATCGAAGAGGTAATCCAGGAGCTTTACGCTAACAATGCGGAAAAGAAACTGGCTAAGAAAATTAACAAAACCTTGAAGGCAAAGGCATCAGAACCAGCCAAAAGAGCGGGAACTGATCCCTTGTTCTTCGACGATCTAACATTCTGAAAGGAATAACAAATGGCACAGTTTAGTCTACAGACTGCCAGCAACCTGTTCAAGATTAAGTACGGGAAGCTCGCAGAAAATACTTATAACTCCGCTAGCGTCCTTCTGGGCCGTTGCAAAAAAGAATTCGATTTTGTCGGTAAGCGCATGGACATTGCCGTTCCTACCAGCTTTGCTGGTGGCGTGGGCTCTGGCTCGCTCCCTACCGCTAACTATGCAGCGATTCAGGACGCAGTGATCGAAGCTAAGAAGATGTACGCCGTCGGTCAGGTTGACCGCGAGTCCATTAAGGCCGCTTCCAGCAATGAAGGTGCGTTCATCGAGCTGACTAAGTTCTCGACTCAGAAAGCAGTCGAAAGCTGGATGCGTAACATGAGCCGCGCTCTTTTTAACGACGGCTCTGGCTCGCTGGGTCAGTTCTCTGGATCTGCTTCTGGAACCGCTACCGCTCCTGTAATTACCATTACGGCTGCAAGCTGGAAGGAAGCAAACTTCGAAGAAAAGGATTACGTCAATGTAAACGTCCTATCTTCGGTGTGGGAAGTGGTCTCGGTTGCTCCATCCAGCCGCCAAGTAACCCTGGCTCGCATCTCTGGATCGGATGACCTGACTGCTATTGGTGCAGGAACGCATACGGTCTATATGCAGAACTCTAAGGACAACGATCCTCAGGGTTTAAAGGGCGTGCTTGATGCTACCTCTGGTACCCTCTACGGGGTGTCCGTTGGTCGCCGTTGGCAAGCCGCTGCTCAGATTGCCGCAGGCGGAGCTGGCATCACGCCGGATGCTCTTAATCAGGGCATGATGGAGATTCAGCGTAAGTCTGGTAAGGTACCTAACCTGATCGTCACGAGCTTCACGCAGTATCGCAAGCTCTTAAATCTTCTTGAAGATCAGAAGCAATATCTGCTTGATCCACGCGCTTCGGAACTGGTCGGCAAGATCAGCTTCCGTGGATTGGAGTTCATGTCGGCTGCTGGACCTGTGGGTATCTTCCCAGATCGTTTCTGTGAAGATGACCGAGTTTATCTGCTGAATGACAATCATATCACGATTAAGCACAGGCCCGATTTCGGCTTTTTTGACGATGACGGCACTGTCTTCCTTCGTGATGCTTCATCGGATTCTTACAGCTTCCGTTACGGTGGCTACCTTCAAGCCTATGTCACGCCCTCTTTCCATGGCGTGATCTCTGGTCTCGCAGTCTAATTTGGTTGGGGGTGGGAGTAATCTCACCCCCGCCTACAACTCCACGGAGAGTTACAAATGTTAAGAGAAATTAAGTCAACGCAACGTCTTCCCCGCCAGCTTCATCTTAAAGTAGATGGAACTGGAGCAGCCTCTATCCTTATTGGCTCACGAGATGCAGCTCTCACCGATAACGGGACGGGCGACTATACCCTGACCTGGGCAGTGCCATTCGCAAGGCCCCCCGTGGTTGTGGCTTCTAGCCTCACCGCCGCTTGTGTCGTGCAGATCGCATCGGCAACCGCTTCTGCTTGTCAGATTTTGGTTACTGATCTCGCATCTGCAGCCAAGGACGCTGATCTAATGGTAATCGTTCAAGGCTACGACGCAGTAGACGAAACCTGATAGGGTACGCCCCATAGCTCAGTGGTAGAGTGGTCACAGGGCGACGGTCCAGTGGCATGACGGTGGTTCGATTCCACCTGGGGCGTCCCACTTGGAGGCGATATGGCAGCGGTACAAAAGATTGATGTTTGGTCGGCCAGTGTTACTGGCAATGATTCTGGAGCAGCTTTATCCCTTGATGCGCTTCAGACTGACTTTGTAGCATTTGTAAACGTAAGTGCTCTCGGGGCTGGTACTACAGCCATTATTAAATTGGAGCGCAGTCCAAATAACTCAGATTGGTTCGAATGGATTAGCTTCAAGTCGGTGGCCGCTGTGGGAAAACAGATCAAAGATGCTACTGTACCTGGTCTTAGTTATGTTCGTGGCTCTGTGAGCTTTGCTGGTGGAACTACGACGGCAACTCTAGCGATTACTCTGCATCACGATAAAAAGACCAAATGAGCCGCATAGACCTTTATCCCGAAACTACAGCCGCACCCGATGAGGCGCTGCTTCAGACGGGTACTGCTATCGGCAGTAAGGTTGGGGCAGATGTTAACATCCTGAACCCTATTGAGGGCTCGGTACAGTTCCAGGGGTTACGCACTCAGGGGCGGATCACTCATGTATCTCTCACAGCAGGAGCATGGACGCCGCTGCCAGCAAGTGCTTGACGGGTATTTGAATCTAACGCATGAAGCTATGGCTAATTCGATCTCTGTATTCTGCGAGCGTGTGGCTATCCTTCAGGGTTTTGACTATTCCGTTAGCGTTGTTGGTGGAGTGTCTAGGCTTACTTGGATTGGTCCTTCGGCCGCAGGCGCAGAAGAGGAGTTTGCTGAAGGTGATATCGTGTACATTCAGTATCTTCGTCAGCTTTAATGCGGTGCAATAATCAAATAGCTTGCAACTAGGGGTGTAAGCTGAAAAACTAGGTTCAACCTAGTTCTCTTCCCTGAAGGGGGTCCGCCAGGATGGTAGACCCCCTTCGTCTTTCTTGCCGTATCAATAAATCCCATCTATTCTAATAACGTCACTAAGAACGTCCACCAAGGAACGGGAGGATCTATGTCATCGCCTAAGGGTTGGCCTACCCAAGAAAAAGACCAAAGACTACAGCCACAGTTTGCCACGGTTGAGCCAGTTCACACGCTCCAGCATGGTCTAAGCGTACTTGCTCACCAATACGTTGCAGAGGTTGGCACCGATGCTGCTGAAGCCGGATCATCTGTTACTGCTATCGTAGCCACTGCTCATTCGGTGCAGTCAGGAGATGTAATTCGCCTGACTTCTGGCGCTATGTCGGGCCGTGAAGTTAAAGTTTACTCGACTGAAACCAATCTAATCACGTTAGCTGAAGAATTGCCAACCTCGGTGGCAACTGGTGTTACGTTTCAGATCCTCAGGCATAAATATCCACTCGTAGAGACTACTGGAGAGGTAAAAATCTCTGGTAGCTTTACCTCAACTGAAGAGGCTGTGTCCGCCGATGGGGGAGCACTTCCAGCTAAGGTAAAAGTAGCAGGCGGATATGATGGCACTAACGTCCAGGTGCTTTCCACTGACTCAAGCGGTCATCTTCAGGTTGATGTTCTATCAATGCCGTCTGTTATTGGTGGTGCTACGGCAGCGGCTCAAACAGATGGAAGCCAAAAGACTCAGATTGTGGATGGTTCTGGAAATGTCATCGGATCAACCAGCAACGCTTTAGACGTAAATATCAAAAGCGGTGTCCTTCCTACGAATGCAGCTTCAAGCACTAATCAAACGGATGGCTCTCAAAAAACTAGACTGACAAGCGGTGGTTCAGACGCAACTGTTCACGCACTAGGTCTCACACTAGATAACATCGTATCACAAGCATTGGTAGTTAAGGGTCCGATGTTTGCAGTTCCGGCAGCTGGCGGCAATCCGGTAGTCGTAAGGACTACTGATTCATACGGACGACTTAGCGTTGATGTTAACACCATGCCAGCTATCTCTATTCCAGCTGGAGCATCCACTTACGCCGCTCAAACCGATGGTACTCAGAAAGCTCAGATCGTAGACGCAGCGGGTGACGTTGCTGAGGTGAGGCTGCTTTCTTTGCCTCTAACTGGAACCGACAAGGGCCTAGTGACTAACACGG